ACTTGCATAAGGACATGACACAGACAGAAGCAGCGCGGCAGGCAGGCTACAAGAACGCTGGAGTGTCTGCCATACGGCTGTTAAAGAACCCAGTGGTAGCAGAACGCCTGCAAGAGATGCGCCTAGAGACACAGGCCAAATTTGGCGTAACAATCGACAAGTCTATTCGGGATCTTAAAAAGCTTCGGGATCAAGCGTGGGAGAACGGCAGATTTAGCGAGGCTATTCGTGCTGAAGAGCTTCGTTTGAAGGCAGCGGGATTACTTATCAACAAACAGCACGTTATAAAGGAAGATATAACAGCGCAAACAAAAGAGCAGATCGCTAACAAACTGGCGGAATTCAAGCGTTTGGCTGAGTCTCGAATGGTTAACGTAACACCAGATGTAGACGTTATCGAACATGACACACAAAATATAGTGGATGATAAAGAGGATGAGGTAGAATAGTACCACACACCCCGTGCGGGGGGAGGAGTCGGTCTTCGGGGTCAGCTCGGGGGCTTGTACCCGTAGATTTGTTCGGGTTCGGGGCCTGGATCGGGCTTTTTCGGGGTCTCGGGCTAAGGTTTCTGCGGGTTTGCGGCTGCTCTTCTCCGATGACAACCGGGGCGAACTGTGATCGGGCCTTCGGGATCCGTATAATTGTTCGGGTTCGGGGCCACTGCCAAGTTGCAACAGAGTTGTTTCCAATAGCAACGGGTTTGTTCCCGGTTGCAGCAGCAACCTCCCAGGCTTTGATTCACCAGTACAATTGTTCGGGTTCGGGGTTGACTCCCTGGCCTGAATCGGGACATTATTGAGTCCTCCCTTGGTCTACCCCCGGTGTTCCTCCATGCGCCGGGGGTTTTCTGCTCCCTGGAGCTAACCAGTACAATTGTTCTGCTTGACCCTGGCTTACAGCTCGGAAAAAAGATCTTTAGCAGGCTGAATCTTTTTTTTATTTTTTGTTGTTTTTCTTGTTGACACCGCTGGCAATAGTTGCTTATATATAAGTACGAGATGGGTAGCGATAACCGCCGAGCAGTGATGCGAACAGCACCCAGCTCGCGCTTAACAACTGGAGGAAGACAAATGCGTAAGTTAGGTAACACATTAATCGGGATCGGGTTCATCGGGCTGTGCTTTGCATCGGCTGTGGAGCCAGACCCGGCAGTAACGGGATCATTCTTCGTCCACGCAGGCATCGTTATGATCTTCGCGTTGACAATGGTAACGGGAGTCGCAGCGACTCGGGTGAAGTAACCAGAACAAATTGCTTCGGGCTGCCCCGTTAGGGCTACAGCTCGAGGGGCTGGAAGTGAGCAGATGCCACTGGCCAGCAGGCAGCACGGGTTTGGTTGGTTTCCCCCGTGCTGCCATTTTTTTTGCCCCGGGCCTGAACCCGAACAATTGTTCGTTCTCTTCCCTGGAGGACGCGCCTTGTCTTGGCGAATCTTTTTTTTATTTTTTTTGTTTTTTCTTATTGACGGGTGTTGCAATGGTTGCTATATATAATGAGTAAACCAACGGAGGGCATGAAGATGCACAATTTACACAAGTATGACGAAATCAAAGAACACTTCACCGACTGGATGAACGAGCAAGATCACGAGTGGTTGAGGAACAACAAAGACGAATGGCACCACGAGTGCTTTAACACAGACTACTACATCATCGGCACATACAAAGCTGAACAGTGGATGGGTTCAAAAGCGTTCGACATCATCCGCACCGTTAAGGAGTACGAGGAAGACAACTTCGGAGAAGTGACCACAGATCTGGCTGACCCAGAGAAGGTTGTCAATATGTACGCCTACATTGTCGGGGAGCAGGTCGTCAGCGAATACCAATAAGTAGCAACACATCGGGCTTTCGGGGTCGGGATCTTCGGGTCTCGGCCTCTTTTTTTGTGCCTGAATGACGGCTGAGGCGCAGCATGCTGCGTTCCTGGGGTAAATTGTTCGGGTTTCGGGCGCTGCGCTCCGCCGGGACTCGGGTTCCGGGACTCGGGATTTGTTCGGGTTTTGGCCGGGGTTCGGGGTCCGGGGTTCGGGGTTCGGGGTATAAACACGAACAATTGTTCGGAATAGGGCCAGGCCCAGCCCTGGCAGGCCCGGCAAAGGTTAACCAAAATCAAGTTAACAGTGCTGCGCTGCGCTGCGCTTTTTTTTTGGAAAAAACGCACAATTGTGCGTATTTTATGTTTGCAACCATTGCATATTCGTATATGATCTTAGGCATAGGCAAGGGGATAGGCCGCTTGCCATTATCAAAAGGAAACCAAACAATGCCTAACAATTTACAAAGCACAACAAACCTAACGCCAGCGACACCATACATTCAAAACGATATGTTTCTATCTGCTGGTTATGAGTTGGAAATTTCTGGTGGCGGTTCATATAGCGTATGGGATCGCAAGCTTAAAACTGCTGGCTTCGACTGGGTGCTAGTCAAATTTGATGGAACGCCGGTTGTCGATGCCGAAATAGTGATACCGCCATTCCCCGCGCATATGGCTGGCGGCGTTGCTGATGATTTGCGCCGTTTGTTTGCATTTATTGAAGAAAACGATGGAAGTGTAAACCGCCGTGATTTGGGTGGCCATGTTCACATTGGCAATCGCGCCATCAAGAACATGACACCAGCCGATTACTGGCGGCAATCAAAACAGCTAATGCGCGATCGTGAGGCATTCTATATGCCAAGTGACGATTGTTGTGCTGATATCATGCCGCTTATACTCGCCAAGGACGTAGCTGTTAGATATGCCGATCACGTTGGTGCAATCAATGGTATTCTGCCACCATCACGGCGCGACAACCGTTATGCAAGATGCTTAACACATATCGCTAGCGATGGACGCCGCCATGCTGAATTCATGTCCGCAACCAACGCTAACGAAATGTCTCGCATTATTGGCGGCAAGTTTTACGCGGTTAATCTTGAGACTTGGACACGTGGCACGATTGAATTTCGCCAGCATCAAGCCACGATGGATATCGCCAAGCTTGAGGCATGGTGCTTGCTATTAGATGCAATGTTTCGTCATAGTGACCGTTACCGTGTTGACTATAACGCCGATGCCGTCACCAGCGTTCCAACGCCAGCGCAACCGTATCGCGCCGGTTCGCGCATTGGTGTTATGTGGTCATTAATACGCCGTGATGATGGCGCGACAACACGCGAAATTGCCGATGCAACCGGCTGGACGGCTCAAACGATACGCGCCCGCATATCTGAAATGCGGCGCGAACATGGCGAACAAGCGGTTATATGCCACACGCAACAAGCCTATGGTCATAGCTATGGTTCATCTAATGGCGAACATGACTTGAATGGGTACATGGTGCCAGCAACAATAGAACGCCGCCAGCGTGACAATGGTGGACTGTTACCGGAAAACCAACGCGGCGTTTCATCTATATGGGCTGGCTTGGATGATGAAACATTTGAATATTTCAACACACGGCGCGATCAATTGAATTGATCGCCAGCCACCAACCGGATCAACCCGCGCTAGTCGCGGGTTTTTCTTTGCCTAGGTTTTACAGGTACCCTAGGCAACGCGAACAAAATTTAATCGGGATCGGGGGGGGTATGGTACCCCCCCTTTTTTTTGTGTTGACATAGGGGAGGGTTTGCACCGTGTTCCACACCAACAAGCCCCAAAAAAATTTACAAAAAAAAAATTCCTTGCACTTTTGCAATCATTGCCCCATATACTAGATATAGACAAACAAGGAGGGTTCTATGACTAAGTATAGACTTAAAATCGGCGGTGATCCTATTGAGTTCACCTCTACCAGCCCCGAGGGCTTCATTGATGCGTGGCGTATGGAGCATCGCTCACCTGATCCTGATCAGGATGCGTGGATCAAGACAGCGGCTGCGCTTGCTTGCGACTGGTCTGGCCAGTCTGTTAGGTACGACACGCTTGCGGCTTTTACTGAAGACATGATGCGTCATGGGATGCTGGAGGCTGTGGATGCCAAGTAAGGCTAACACATCCCACAGCATGTGGGGCGGCGGCGATCTCATACGAGAACGCACCACGATGGGCAAGAGCCAAGCTGCTTTTGCTAGTATTCTTGGCTTGAGCCATCGTATGTATTGTTATTACGAGAGC